TCGGTGACGCATTGGGCTTGAAGACAACCAGCTCCGACTACAACGCCTTCAAGGTAATGGAAGTCATCAAGCAACTCATCGACGCCAGCCGACTTGCCAGCAAGCCAATGAAAAAGCGCCCGTTGACAGAACGACAAATCAGCGAGATATTTAATGCAGTATGTGGATGGGGCGATCCAAGCAATGATGAAGTTGGGTTCGCCCGCGCCATCGAGGCTGCTCATGGAATAGGAGAAACAAAATGATCATCATTCACGACAAAGATGGAAATCGTACCGTAATGACACACAAAGAAGCCGTTGCTAATGGCTACATCAAGCAACCAACAGTAACTTGGTCAAAGGGCATGCAAGACCGCGCCCACGGAATAGGAGAATAGGTTATGACACACAATGAAGCAATGGAAAGAATTACTAAATTAGCACAAGAATCTATTGATGAACTTATGACAATGAACACTACATCAGCAACTGCCGAAGCTATTGCTATAGCAATTGGCCAACTTAAAAACAAAGAAGGTAAATTGTTAATGATGAAACTATCTGATTCACCAACAGAGCACATTGAATTTTGTTTTCAAATTGCCAAGATGTTGAGAAACGAATGAGCTTCACCATCTACCAAGCAGACGGCCTCAAAGTCATCCAGTGGTTCCCCACCGTTGACGCCCTTATTGCCAGCATGCTGGCCAACCCTAACGACGCATACCATAGGAACACATAATGACAACTGAACAAGACGCCAAACAACTATACAACCACGTCATGCACAACGCACTGGTCTACGGCCAAGGCTTCTTGCGCTTTACAGCAGACGGCAAGTGTGAGGTGATAGACCCCAGCCAATACAAAGAGCTGGCCGAGGCGCTATTATGGGCAGATAAAAATTAGGTAAAACTATGAACGAAACCAAAATACCTCCAAGCCTAGTGAAGTACTGCTTTGAGGACGACGATGCAATTGACGACATCAAAGACAGAACCGAAGCGCTGTATGAATCCATCGAGCACCGCATTGAGCAAGTAGAACGACGCAGTAACGAAGCATTAAGACTAGCCCGAGTCTGGTGCATCATAGCTGGTGAAGCAAAGGGCTGGACAGAAACCGAAATCGAAGCACAACTAAAGGACATCATAGGAAAATGAGCAAATTAAAAGTAGTTAAACCAGCAGTAAAAGAAAAAAGCGGCAAGGTCATCTCAGACACCGACGCATTTAGTCACACTGAGATTGAAAAGAAAGCTGGCCGCAAGAAGAACGAAGACAAGCGCGGATTCTTGCTATCGAACGGCACTTTTGCCAACCGCAAAGAAGCAGCCAAGGTGGCCAAAGCAGCTGGTGAGGTCAAAGACCCGGGCAAGAAGCTACACAGCCACGAACTACGCGCCGGTCTCAAAATCAAAAAAGCCAAAGAGCCAAAATGACAACACGTGACGGTGGTAAGGGCGACACCCCACGCCCGCTCAGTGTCGACAAGGAAACCTTTGACAAACGCTGGGATGACATCTTCAACAAAAAAGAAGAGAAATGCATCAATTATGAGATCGAAGCAGATAATGAGCATGTAGAAATACTGGCAACCATCCCCTTTGGACGATAATATGACTAAGAAAAAGACAGTAGTGTTTGAAGAGGGCTGGGCCGATGAGCTGATGGAAGACACCGGCATGACCCAAGAAGAGCTCGACGCGCTGATGAAAGGAATTGTACAGTTAGTTGAAACTGGTGAAATATTTGAAGACGCAGAACCGCTAGACGAAGAAGAGGCCCTTGAGATTTTAGAAAACCGTAAGAAAAATACGAGGCACTAATGGTTAAGAAGAAAAGGAATTACAACTACTACAAACTGAACGTTGGATTTTTTCCTGACATTATTAAATTGTGTTTTGACGACAAAGTGTTTCAACAAATTTTAAAAGACCATGAAATTACTCTTAAAGCTAGTGCACTTGATTGCGGAATTGCCGAGACTCATCTTATTGGCGATGGAAAAGACGCGATTATCATTTTGGTTTTTAATATGGCTCTTGTTAATGATGATCTCAGTACATTGGTTGATACGATTACTCACGAAGTTAGTCATGCTGTGGATCATCTGGCCGAGCACATAGGCGAAGAGGATAACTTTGTCAATGAGACACGTGCCTACCTATCAGGCCATCTAGCCGGCCAGATATTTAAGATTTGCATGTTTGAGAAGGAAAAGTATGCTGGAAAAGCAAGTAGAAAGTTATCTAAACAAAAAGGTCAAGGAAGCAGGGGGCCTGAGCTACAAGTGGATCAGCTCAGTATCGGGGGTGCCGGATCGAATAGTATTTCTAGCGGGGCGGGCATACTTAGTGGAATTGAAAACACAAACTGGAGTCCTTTCGCCTAGGCAACTGTTAGTCTTTGAGAATCTTAAACAACAAGGCTTTGAGGTAACGGTGCTCAGAAATAAAGAACAGATTGAGGAGTTTATCAATGCGGCGATTAAATCCTGACACAGGAAAAGAGTTTGTGCGCGGGGAGTACCGTGATGACGGTTATCGATTTTGGGGGTACAGCAAAAAGAAAAACAAAAAGGATGGATACTGCATTGAGTTTTGGAGAGAGCCCCATAAGTTTGAAGTCGAGACCAAAAAGATTGACGTGTGGCATGCAAACAACCGCGATAAAGTAAATGCCACCGCGGCCATCGTTCGCGCCAAACGCCGCAACCGAAAGCCCAAGTGGATTAAAGACGTATTTATCGAAGAGATTAAAGTGTGGTACAGGCGCGCTAAACTAATAAAACAATTCACAGGCCAGCTGTGGGAGGTAGATCACATTGTGCCACTAAACGGAAAGAATGTATCTGGACTACATGTACCCTGGAACCTGCAACTGCTAACCAAAAAAGAAAACCGAGACAAGCGAAACTATCATGCTGACTAGAGAACAACTTCACCCCTATCAAAAGGAGCTCATATCAAAAGCCAAAACAATCCCCAACCTTGGTCTTTTTCTGCCACCTGGATTGGGCAAGACGACAACTACACTCACCATTATTGCCGAACAGTTCACGGGCAAGACACTTATTATAGCACCCAAGCGAGTAGCGGAGACGGTGTGGGATGCGGAGGTAAAGAAGTGGGAACATTTAAAATCCTTGAAAGTCTCGAAAATTTTAGGGACGCTTACGCAGAGGCAGCAGGCCTTAGACCAAGAGGCAGACGTATACCTGATAAACCTTGAAAACGTGGCTTGGCTTTGTGGCGCCTCGGACAAGTTAGTGTTTACTAACTTAGTAATTGATGAGTCATCCCGTTTTAAAGACGCCTCAACCAAGCGTTTTAAGGCGCTTAAGAAGCATTTAAAGGGCTTTCAGAGACGCGTAATACTCACGGGTACACCTACCCCTCAGGGCATGGGCGATCTCTGGTCTCAGGTGGGTATATTGGACTTAGGGGCGCGTCTTGAAACAAGCCTCACAAAATTCCGGGATAAATACATGATGCCCGATCAGATGAACAGGCATACAAGGGTAGTTTACTCATGGAAATTAAAAAATGGTGCGGATCAGGATATTAAAGATAAGGTTTCAGATATTTGTTTTAGTCTCAAAGCTGAAGATTATTTACAATTACCAGCGCTTACGTCGCTGTATCACAAAATCGAAATTGACCCACAGGTAAGGAGGCAATATGACGAACTTAGAAAAGACATGGTCCTTGACATCGGTAAGGGGAAAATCACAGCTCCAACAGCGGCGACACTGGCGGGGAAACTCCTCCAGTTCACATCGGGCGCTATATACACCGAAGAAGGAGAAACACAAGAGGTACACCGCTCTAAACTGGAACGTCTTGAGTCGGTCATGGAAGAGTCTTCCTCCCCTACGCTGGTCTTCTACCACTTTAAACATTCTCTCCAAAGAATACGTCTTCAATTCCCGCAGGCTGTGGTGTTGGACGATGACAACATCGAAGCATGGCGTCGTGGGGAGATTCGTATGCTCCTTGCCCATCCCCAAAGTGGGGGAATCGGGCTCAATTTACAGTGCAACGTTGGTGAAACAGCCCAGACGGTGTGGTTTGATCTACCATGGAGTTCAGAAAACTACATCCAAGCCAACGCTAGGATTTACCGCCAAGGGCAAACGAAACCGGTTATCATACACCATCTAACGGTGTCTAATAGTATCGACGAACAAGTGGCCAAAGTGCTAGATGGAAAAATAAATTTGCAAGAAGCCCTTTTAGATGCCCTAAATTGCGTATTAGTGTAGCTATGAGGACAAAAACCAAACACAAAATCAACGCCGCAACCCCCCGTTTGTCAGATGAAGAGCTCGATCCGATTGAGCAAGATGACAACGAGGGGGTATCTGCCGACATGATGGAGGCTTATCTTCCGTGGAATGCAGAAGATATACTGGATGTTAGGAGATTGATTGCTGAACAGCTACCGACAAAACAGCAGTTTATTTTAGAGGCGTTTTTAGAGGGGCTAACACACGCCGATATTAACGTAACTGAAAAATACTGGCGCTACCATTTTGCTAAGGGCATTGAATTTATTAAAAAGGAATTAAAGATATGACAACATTTATTGTCGAGCATTTAGTTAAAGGGCACGCGATGTTTGATACGGTACAGGGTGTTGAAGATATCGATCTAACCATGTTTAAAGATATTCAGACACTTTGGGTTTGTGACACACCAGAAGAAATTATGGCAGTAGAAAGCGAACTAAGGAGAAAGCATGCACGACCCAGTGAATAAGCCTAAGCATTATACTGCTCACCCCTCTGGAATCGAATGCATTCAGGTTACTGAGCACATGGGTTTTAACCTTGGCAATGCCATCAAATACATTTGGCGCGCTGATTTAAAACATGATGCCGTTGAAGACTTACGTAAAGCCGAATGGTATGTTCGCCGAGAAATTGAAAAAAGAATGCATCACGAAAAGGAGTGTGGCAAATGAATATTGAAATTGATGACGATTTCATGGACGAACTTGTTGGAAAAAGTCTCATTGATAGCTATGTCAGCATTGAGAAGAGTTTAAAACAGCCCAACAAATGGCATGAAGATGATATCGAAGCATGGAAAGAACTTCTACCGGCTTTAATTATCGTTGGTAGATGGTATTGTTTTGATTTTGATGGCCAAGTAAAAGCTGCCAGAAAGAAAAAGAAATGAGCGATAGATACGATTTAGAACAGGCCATCATGGTGGCGTGGCAAACAGCAGATGATATTGATTTGTTATTTAAACATCACGGCGACGCCCCAAGACCAATGACAGAAGATGAAATATCTAATGCGCTATTAGGTATTAAAATGCTTCACGATATGCGTATGGAGGCATTGATGGATACATATTGTCGTAAATTTGAATTAAATCAGTACTGTACTGATCCGGAGCAGTTAGCAGCAAGAGAAAGATTGGGTTTCCCAATTAAACAACCAAAGAAGAAAGGAAGTAAAAATGACTGATACAGTCGATACAGCAGCAAAACCAGTAGATCCATTGGCCGATAAGATTATGACTTTGAAGTTCTCAGTTCAGGACATCAATGGCATTATCAATGTACTAAATGAGCCCTTTAAAGCCCCAGTAGTATTGTTGGCAAATATCATTGCAGCCATTCAAGCACAATGTGCACCACAAATTGATGCATTGAACGAGAATGCAACACCAGTGGAGACGCCAAGTGAACCTGAAGCAACTGCTTAAGAGCGCAGGTATCAGCAATAACATCATTAAGGAAGTCGAACGCAAAGCCAAACAAACAACGGCCCAGCAAGAGATTGAGCACCAAGAAAAGGCTGCAGCAATGGCCAAGATGATGCTTAATGATGTCATGCCACACCTACACAGTGCGCTAAACAAAACGCCACCATCCAAGCCTAAGAAGACTATCATAGTGCCGGATGATTTTTAGGGCGTTTAATACACTAAATGCGTATTAGTGTATATAGGGGCTTATCGGGAGATACCCCCGGCTGTAAAGAAAGCCAATGGCCACCAGGAGCCATCATAGAATCCTGGCCCTCACACACATCACACACAGGACACAATATGACACCTTTTGAACTACGTTATGCAGCATTTTATCAAGCAAAAGAACTATTAGAAAACAACTACAAAGCCCAGATGGCTGCGTGGGATCTAATGGACAAGACATCCAAACAATTAGCTGAAGCAGCTCCAAAATTTCCAACAATGGAAGAGGTTATTGACGCAGCTTTACAAATTAACCGATTTATCAGCGAGAGCACTGAAAAAGAGTTAGTGAAAGCTGCAAAGAAAGTAACAGGCTTTTAAGTAACACACCCCGCATGCCTATCCATGGAAGCACACTTTGTGGGGTTTTTTAAATTTTTGAGATTAGGCAAGGTGTGACCGGAGGCATCGGCACTTAATATCACCAGACCCACAGGTAACCAACTCCAAGATTGGGATTTCCTGCCTAATGTCAATAACTTT